GACAACCGATGGGGGCTTATTCTTCTTGAGCCATATTTTCTATTTGTCATCATTTGATAGTACAACTTTGTGCTAAAGAATTGAATCTTCCTTTACCATTTAGGGAGTATTACCTTCTTGGTGACGATATAGTAATCCAGAATTCGCAAGTAGCATCTGCTTATTTAAAGAAGCTTCAAAGTCTTGGTGTAGAGGTATCTGATGAGAAATCTATAAATAGTAAATACTTTATGGAATTCGCAAAAAGACACTGATACAATGGAATAGAGGTAACTCCGTTCCATATTGGCGCTGTTATAGATACCTACAAATCATGAATACGATTATATAGTTATTGAAATAACATGTCAAACCAAGGTTGAGTTCTTCCTAACAATAGGATAGATGACACAAAACGTCTACTAGTAATACTTGGTGATCATAAAGCTTACGCTAAACGAAAATCTCGTAATATTAGAAGTCTACAATTGTTAACTGCTGGTATAAAAAGTTATCCTCATGGTAATCATAATTTTATTGAATTACTAGAGATTGCTAATTTTCCAATCAGTTGTAATCATAAACGATCAGTTGCTCAAGAATATTTACTTGAGGTAATAGGTAGTTTAAAATTACAAACAATTATAAATGTTTTGATAGACGAAGTAAAGAATATAAACAAAGAAGTAAATACTTTTGTAAAATTCCTTTCTTCTCATACTTGTGTGTCACAAGATGACATAGGCAATATCCCCGCTATTGATGTTCTAATCAGAAGATCTAAAGATCTAATGGAAGAAACTCAAGGAGCAGGAGAACTTGCTGAGGAGGGATTCATAAACCTTGCTCGAAAAGAGTTTGTTTTACTACCCAACCCAACGAGAGTAATCTCGCTACGGCCTGTGGACGTTTCTCAAACGTTGCCCGTAAGAACTTTTATCAACCAACTCTTTCACTTCCTTAGAAAAGAACGGAAGGAGATTGAAGATGCCTACCTTTAGGTAATTACAACATCATTTAAAGCTCGTTTTA